TTATCGTAATCAGCAGTTTGACCATGCCATTCGTTTGTGCAATGATTTGAGTGTAGAGTTTGATGGAAGAATGAGAAACTACTATACCATGTGGATTGAGAGGTGTGAGTTCATGAAGACCCAGCCACTAGACAAAGATTGGAATGGTGTATTCATTGCAACGACAAAGTGACTTGATTTATTGTTAAAGTTTTGTTACATTAGAAAAACTTCGCATACATAGTATAGAAGGAAATATAATGGATAAAATGTCTAAACAATTATACAAGAAGGTTAAGAAAATGGATTTGGGTAACCCTGTTATCACAACCCTAGTTGGGTTAGTAGTTTTTTATATTGGTTTAAAAATGTTCTCTGGTGGAATGAAGTCGATGGGTAACATGGACCATCTCAGTTACTTTATTCATAATCCTTACTGGATGTTTTTTGGTGGTATTGTAATGACCCTGTTGTGGCAGTCATCTTCTCTATCAACTACTGCAATCATTGCACTTGTTGCATCTGGTGCGGTTCCCCTTCCTGCCGCAATTGCTGCTGTCCTTGGAGCGAACATTGGAACAACTGGAACGATTTGGTTGGCAGGAATTCTTGTATCTGATGGTATGCCGAGGGGTGACACACTTAGAATTGCAATGGCTCACACTGGTGTAAACCTATTCATGGCTGCAACATTGTTACCTTTTGTACATCACATCGCAAGATTTCTTTCGAGGTTCGCATAATGATTGATATGTATATTCCTATCTTCGAATCTAAGGTAGAACGTATACGCCAAAAGGTTCAGGAGTTGGAGTCTAGCCCAACTCCCGATACTCGCGTAATAAATCAACTAAAGTCAGACGCAGATAAAATAGAGAAAACTATAAAAACTGCCGCATAAATACCTTTATGGTTGATGAAGATTATCAGGCGTGGATAGAATATCCAGAACACAGATGGGTATTCAACAAACTTGAAGTGGCACTATTTTTTGGTTATGACGCCGGACCAGCTTGTGTCCCAATCACTAAATCAGGTAATTATATTATTCGTCCTATATACAATCTCTATGGGATGGGAATTGGTGCGACTATCAAACACCTTGACCCCGACCTTCATGGAGAGGAGATGACTCACCACAAATATGTCCCGCCTGGTTATTTTTGGTGTGAGACTTTTGAGGGAGAGCATAAGAGTGTTGACTTCAAAAATGTAAATGGTCGTTGGGTTCCCTTCTGCACTGTAATAGGAGAGAATGATAAAGACAATTTGACACGTTTTCATAGTTGGAAAAAAACGTGGAACACAGAATACATCTTCTCAGAGGGATTGCAATTTGATGGGGTGAAGAATCTCAATATAGAGTTTATTGACAATAACCCGATAGAAATACATTTGAGAACAGGCAATGATGCGTTTTGGGATTTGTCCACAGGTGAGAGTTTATACCCTGTTTGGAAAGATGATGATATAGAGCCAGATATACCTAACCACTATTCAGATAGTTTTAAATACGCTGCTGATGGTCATTTATCTGATATTCGTGTAGGATACTCCTTGACAAATCCCTCTAAATAGTGTATAGTAAGTATGTAGAATCAGATAGAGGTTATTAATGGACGTACTAACTCACACACTAATCGCAGTCGCATGTATCGCTGCAGCATACTATGCTGGTCGCTGGTCAACACGCAACGACTTGACTGATGTGATTGAATCCCTACTCTCTAATCTAGAGAAGGATGGTTATATTTGGACCAAGACTGATAAGAATGGTGAAAAGGAACTTATCCCAATCTCTGATATTATTGCCAAGACTGTTAACGATACTAACAAAGTATCTTGACAAATCCCTCCAACTAGTATATTGTTATCTTTATGAGTGGAATGCATCTATTGCCTTCTTACTATTCGACTACGAATACGAAGAAGCGTAAGAAATCAAAGAAATCAAAGTCCCTGCTTGCGGCAGAGAAGGAACATGAGAAGTTTCTTAAACGCATGGGGGTAGGCTCTCGTAGCTCAGCTGGATCAGAGCAACGGTCTTCTAAACCGTGGGTCACAGGTTCGAGTCCTGTCGAGAGCGCCAACAAACGGAGCGTAGCGCAGTCTGGTAGCGCATCTGGTTTGGGACCAGAGGGTCGCAAGTTCGAATCTTGCCGCTCCGACCAATTCTATAATCCCAGTATGGCAAAGAAGAAAGAGCATGTTTATACTGGTACAGAGATAATTGGTATCGCACAGATGCACAAGTCTAATGCAGTACCAGTACGGAACAAGAAGTCTGCTGAAGAAGTTGCAAAGATGAGGCGAGGGTGAACGCTGAAATCTTTGATGAGACTTTTAAGCTTGCACAGTCAGTAGAACCTGTCCGTGGTGCAAGAATTGCTGCAGCGGTTGTACGCAAGGGTAAAGTAATTTCCTATGGATATAATCATAAGAAGTCACACCCCTTCCAAGCACAGTTCTGTAAGAACAATCATGCAGTATTTTTTCACGCAGAAGTCCATGCAATCAAGAACGCACTAAAGTCTGTCGATGTTGAAGACTTGTCTAAGTGCGAACTATATATTGTAAGGGCAAAGAGAGATAAAGAAAACAGAAAATGGATTACTGGTATGTCAAAACCATGTAGTGGATGCAAAAAGTGCATTGACTTATTTGACCTAAAGAATGTATACTACTCTAGAGAAGGAGATAAAAGTGAAAATTGATGTTCGTAATAACAATGTCGATAAGGCGATGCGTATTCTAAAGAAGAAACTAACAGAAGATGGTTTCTTTAACGAACTACGACAACGTGAGTACTATGAATCGAAAGGAACCAAGCGTCGTAAGGCAAAGGCCGCCGCAAAACGCCGTTCAGAACGTGATCTAAAGAAACGAATGGAAGAACAAGGATACTAATACATGCCTAGAAAAAAGGTAACTGTCAAGACTGACAACAGTGGATGGACAGAACCAAAGAAACGTAAACCTCGTAAACCCATGACTGCGGAACAAAAGGCTGCTGCATCAGAACGTCTTGCAAAGGCAAGAGAGGTTAGAGCAGCAAAGAACCCAAACTATGGTAAGTCGAATATTCATGGAAGTCTTCGTAATCTACCAGACGAACACGGATTGAGTCCTGCAAAGGTCAAGAAGTGGATTAAGACACAACAGGAATTGGCAAAGTCAAGTCGTCAGTCTGTTCGTCAAAAGGTCAAGGGTGCAGATGCACAACTCAAAATCCATGAAGGGTATATAAGTAATATGCAGGCATACCTTCGCACTGGAGATTGGGTAGATAATTTCTATGGAGAGTATCAAGAACATAGAATTAAAAATCGTTGTATCGCACAATCGTATTACTGGTATGGACCTAACGCGGGAGAACCAAAGTTCGATGTTGGAACATACTATCCCCTATTAGGACAAGTTTACACACAAGAAATGCATAATGAAGAAAGAGGGGTCGTTGTAAAAGATGACGGAGAACCAAAACCCAAACGAAGACAACGTAATAAAAGGACCGTGGCGAAAAAGAAAAGTCGTCGTTCCAAATGAAGAAGAACTAATTCGTCAGGAAGAGATGGAGTTCTGTGAAGAACTAGCATCTAATGTTGTAATGGAAATGATTCATATGATGAATGATAATGATGTAGGCATTGGAGAACGAAACTTTTCGCGTGACCTTTCTGTAGTCATTGAACTTGTTAAGTCACTTCTCTATCGTGATGCTGGTCTTGAATACTCTCTCCATGAATTTGTCGATACATTTACAGAGACAACTGTTGAAGCAGATAACTCACATCGAACAGTCATTCGGATGGATAAACTGAATGAGATGATGGAGTTAATGAAAATGGATGAGGATGATGACCCAGAAGTTTCATGAACCATATAGTCCAGCCATTCTAGAGACAACTGTATCAGAGCGTTTCATTGACATCGTAAACACTGTTGCAGATGATGTTCTTGCAGATGAGGAGAAGAGTAAGCAATGGGACTTCTCTGATAAACTAGTGGGTAAGGTCAATAAGGAAATTCAAATTCCTGTTAAGGATAAGTCTGACCGTAACTATCTGTTTCGTACAATGAAGCAGGGTTGCCTAGATTATTTGAATTATATGGTTGACAAAAACCGCGCACATAGTTATAATAGAATAGTGGGTGCAGAAGTAAAACCGACTCTAGATAATATCCATCTGACACAGAGTTGGGTGGTTAGTCAGTATGCGGGAGACTTTAATCCAATACACCATCACAATGGTGATTTCTCTGCTGCAATCTATCTAAAGGTTCCAGAGGGTATGACAGAAGAATGGGAAGAGGATTTCAAGGACCACTATCCAGCAAAGGGACTTATTGAATTTGCGTTTGGTGAGAACCAGAACTTTCGCAGTGACAATCTAAAGTTCAAGCCTGAGGTTGGTAAGTTCCTTGTATTTCCTTCATGGTTGAAACACTTTGTATACCCATTCTCTGTCGAAGGTGAAAGACGCATGATGAGTTTCAATGCGACCGTTATAAATAAGTAGAAAGTTAAATTATGATTTTAGTTGATATGAACCAGATTAGTCTTGCCAGTGTGATGATGCACTTGAATATGAATAAGAAGATTGAACCAGAGATTGATATGGTTCGTCACATGATCCTCAATTCAGTTCGCATGTATCGCACGATGTTTCGTGAGGAGTATGGAGAATTGGTTCTCTGTTATGACTCGAAACACTACTGGCGTAGAGACTACTTCCCCAACTACAAACGCAATCGTAAGAAGACAAGAGATGATTCCAAACTGAATTGGGATGCTATCTTTGAGTGTCTGAATACCATCAAAGCAGAACTGAAAGAGTTCTTCCCCTACAAGTTCCTTGAGGTATACGGTGCAGAGGCAGATGATATTATCGCAGCCCTGTGCGGGGAGTTGGAGTTTGACAATGGTAAGACACTGATTCTTTCTGGTGATAAGGACTTCATTCAGTTGCAGAAATATCGCAACGTGACACAGTATAGTCCAATTACTAAAAAGTATGTGAACGGTGTTGACCCAAAGGAATATCTAAAAGAACATGTCATGAAGGGTGACTCTAGTGATGGCGTTCCTAACGTGCTGTCTCCAGATAATACCTTTGTTGATGGTCTACGTCAGAAGCCACTGAGTAAGAAAAAGATTACATCTTTCATTGACGGTAACCTTCCCAACGATGAGGTTAAGAGAAACTTCCAAAGGAATGAAACTCTGATTGACCTCACCAAATCACCAGATGAACTCTTTACCACAATTCTAGAAGATTTTCGTGATGCACCAGAAGGTGACCGTAGCAAACTACTAAATTACTTTACACAAAAGAGGTTACGCAACCTCGTTGAATCCATAGGAGAATTTTAAAATGGCAGTCGATACATATACCCCTCTATTTTCAGAGGTTTTGAATAGGGTCGCAAAGTTGAAAACCAAGAATGAGAAGATTGAACATCTACGCAAGTATAACAATGATTCTCTTCGTATGATTATCAAATCATCATTTGACCCTAAGATTGAATGGGAACTTCCAGAGGGCGACGTTCCATATACAAAAAATGATGCACCCGAAGGTACAGAGCATAATGTCCTTGCACATGAATCACGAAAGTTGTACCACTTCATTAAGGGTGGTAATCCACAGATTACTCAGAACAAGAGAGAAGCAATGTTTGTCCAGATGCTTGAGGGTCTTCATGAAGATGAAGCAAAATTGCTCGTTGCTGCAAAGGACAAGAAGTTGCATCAGGTCTACAAGGGACTATCTGCAAACGTAGTAAAGACCGCATTCAACTGGACAGATGAGTACATGGTTGAAGAGGTGAATTATCCACAAACACCCGGCATGGCATCAGGTGGTTAACTTTTTTTGAGTTTCTTTTAGAATCAATGACTTAGACGCTACGATTTTTGTTGACATATTCGAATCCGTATGGTATAGTTAGTTATACACTGAGAAAACAAAGGAAGAGACACGATGAACAACGAAATGACCGCCCTGATTGAGAACATCAAAGAAGATTACCTTAACTGGACCACACTCTGTGCAAACAGTGGTGGTCGAGGTGGACTCAGTGACATCAACGAGAAGATGATTGCTGAGTTCAACGAGAAAATTACCTTCAAGGTGAACACCAAATACATCAAGGTATTTACCGAAGGTGGTAGCGTTTGGGGTTTTGTTGTCAACACTGACAAGGACAAGAAGTTTCGGAAAGGTGACATTCTGAAAGCCGCTGGTTGGGCTGCCCCTGCTCGGAACAAAGCACGGGGAAATATCCTCGACGGTGGTTACACCATCAACTGGACTGGCCCTCTTTATCTCTAGGAGATTGATTATGAAGAAGATTGCAACAATCGTTATTGAAACCATGTTCATGTTAACCCTATTTGCGGCGGGGTGGTTTGCCCTCGTCGTATTTTAGCTATTGACAAATCCTATTCCACATGGTAATATAGGATATAAGATGAGAAACAAAGAGGTTATTATGACCACCACCGCTGAAAAGAAAAAAGAGTACTACTACGCCAATCGAGAAAAGTGTTTGGGTTGGGCAAAGAATTATCGTGAAAAGAACAAGGAAAAACTTGCGGTTGCATCGGCTACTTGGAGAAAAAAGAATCCCGAAAAGGTTCGTGAGTATAATGCCAAATATAATGATGCAAAACGTATTGAAAATGCATATGACGAGTGGAACGATACGCTTCGTGAATTGGGTTATGGTGATTTAGTGTGAACTACATCAATGTCATAGGTTCTACTAAGATGAAACGTGCTCTCGTTGAGAGTGCGGTTATCTTCTGCATCAGTGAGTTAATGCCTCGGATGCGAACTCTTGAGATTGAGGTCAACATCAAGAACCTCAAGAGTGAGGGTGTTGCTGGTTGGTGTTACGAAGGTGACAACAATCGGGACTTCTATATTGATATTGACAAAGGTCTTACTGGTGGAGAGTTGTTAGAAACTGTGTGCCATGAGATGGTGCATGTCTGGCAGAGTGCCACTCGTAAGATGAAGGACATGACTCATGGTCGCAAGATGTACATGGGTAAGGTCTATGATGAAACCACCGCGTATG